GAGACGTAGTGCGGGTTCGCCCGGGGGTTCTCGCCGGCCCGCGGCTGCCCCTTCCCGGCGTCCACCTTGACGTCGTCTTCCTTCGGACCCATCCACATCGGCGCACCGATGCCCTTGAGCGCCGTCACCGTCCGATTGACCGTGTGAGGATCGAGCACGTCCCCGGTCTGCAGCGCGCCGCGCGACCCGCGCGAGTTCACGAAGTTGACCTGGGTCCCGCCCATCAGCGAGAGGTAGGTGTTACGCTCACGGTACTCGCCGATCTGAAGGGCGCAGAGCTTGATCGCCTGCTGGAACGGCTTGTGGTAGGTGATGTCCTGAGCGACGTCGGTGAACGTGACCTTGTCGCCCCACTGCTGGGTCTGTGCCGAGACCTGCTGGATGGTCATCGTCTCGCCGATCGGCGGCACGCCCTCGGAGAGCGGCGCGGGGGGCAGCGGCAGGCGGACGAACCGCGTTGCGGTGTAGGTGGTGCCGTGCCCTTCGGGGAGCTTAACCTTGTTGGCGAACTGGTGGGCGACGAGCTGCCGCTGAGTCAGACGCAGCGTCTTCTTCTGAATATAATTCAGTCGATCGGCCGCATATTGAGCAGAGGTATTTGCAACCATTCTCGCCTCCGGTTACGAGCGATGCCGAAGGCAGCCGCCCTTAAAGTCGTGTGCCGGCGTATCGGGACTCGAACTCGGCCTCGCTCAGCTCGCGCCCGCCTCGCCTCGACCCTTGCACCGCGTCGCCTCCCGAGCGACCCGGCTTCGCCGTCTGGGCCGCCGTGCGCGCGCCTGCGCTTCGCGTCGTCCCTGCCTTCGCCTCGGCCGCCTTGGCCATCACAGCCTCGCCGACCAGATACTTGAGCGCCATGTCCCGGGGCAGGTAGTACCCCTCGGCCTTGCGCGATGCGACGAACTTCTCGACCTTGTCCGCGAACTTGGCCGCCGTCGGGTTGGAGGCGACCATGCCGGCGAACTTCGCCGCGTCCATCTGATCCTGGGTCTGCATCCGAAGCGCGGCCAGTTCCCGGCGCGTCTCGTCGCGGACCTTGTTCGCCTCGTAGACGGCCCGCTCTTCGGGGCCCATCACGGCGAGGCGTTCCTGCTCCCACTGGGCGGCCTGCGCAAGCTCGGCCTTACTTGGCTGGTTGCGCTGCGCCCGAAGCTCGTTCAGCTCCCGCTCGAAAGCGGCTGCTCTTTCCCTCTCGGCCTGCCGCTCTGCCCGCAGAGCCCGGATGGTCTCCGATGCGGGCGGACGCCGACCTACATCCCGTACTTCTCGTCGTCCGACATCGCCGGCTTGCGCTTCTTCATCGCCTTCTTCGCCTGCGGCTTCATCCCCTTGGACTGCGCCTTCGGCGTCATCGGCCCCTTCATCGACGGTCGCTTGGGCTTCTTCATCGCTACCCTCGAGAATATCAGTGAGGTCGGGGTCGTCTGCTGCCACGATTTCAACTCCCGAGCGGTTACGCCGTTCATGCGGTGAGCCGGTTACGCCGGTTCAGGCGACGGAGACTAGCATTGCGCCAAGTCGAGGGTATTTTCAAGCCTTTCGCGGCATCGCCATCGGCATCTGATCCTTGTGCACGGCGCCGGGGTGCTGCTGCTGGCGCGGCACACCCGGCTGCGCGCCTGCGCGCGGGCCGCCCGACGGGCCGCCGCCCTGGCCCATCTGCTGCTGCGCCATCGCCGCCTGGCGCATCGCCATCTGCTGCTGGTGCTTCATCAGGTGGACGCGGACGTTCCCCGTCGGGTCGCCGCCGGGTACCTGGAGCAACTGCATGTGGATCGCCATGTGCTGCTGATCGTTGTCGAGCGGCGAGACGGCGAGATCAAACCCTTGCGCCAGCATCCGGTTCTCGACCTCGGGCGGCGTCGACAGCTCGTCGTGCATGTCCTTGAAGATGAGCGGCGCGAGTCGCGGCCCGAACGTGTTCTCGCAGATGCGCTCGATGATCGGCACCATGTCGAGCCGGCGGCCAGGATACATCTGCGGCGGGATCCCGCGAAGCACGTTCGCCATGGCGATCTGCATCTGCATCTGCTGCGCGGTACGCGCGGCCTCAACCCCGTACCACTTGTAGAAGTACCGGTTGTTCATCTGCTGCGGCGGAATGACCTGCATCTCGGCCTGGACACCCGCCTTGCCGAACGCCTTGACCGTGATGTCCTGGTCGCGGAACTGCATGTCGTACCAAACGAACCGCTGGATGAGCGGCGTCAGGATCGAGCCCTCGAGCGCGGTCACGACGTCCGCCGTCGACAGCATATCGACCTGCTGCTCCTGGGCCACCTCGGCCTGGGTCTGCTTGCTCTTCTTCGTCGTCCCCGGGATCATGGAGGTGTTGACCCCGAGCGCCTCGAATATCTGATTGCGCGCGGCACCCACCAGCTCGAGCGCGTCCATCCAGAGCTTCGGGAACTCGGCGAACTTCGTCCTCTGGGGGTCGACCTCCCAGACGGCGGCGAGGTCGAGGACCATCGAGCCGACGCGCGGGTTCGAGATCGGATCGGTCATGATGATGGGCATCAGCCCGTAGGACGCCGAGTCCGCGCCCTGGTTGATCCAGTCGTTCGCCGCGTACTGAAGGCTCGCCACCTTCTTGACCTTCGAGATCCCCTTGAACACGCCGGAGATCTTGGTCTGCGGCGCCGAGATCAACGGCACCTCGTCGCACCAGTACGGGTTCAGCTTGCATCCGAGAACGAGAGTGGATCCGCCGTAATACGCCCGGCAGAGACGCATCTCCTTACCGACCTTGATCTTCAACCAGGTCTCGTAGATGAGGGCGTATTTGCCGCCCTCTTTCTGACCGGCGGCCGAGACGTGCTCCTTCTTGGCATCAGTGCGCGGGTTCTGCCGCGTACCCCCCATCGAGTCGATCAGTTCCTCGCCGGCCTCCTCGACGATGTCGCCATCGGCGATCCGCCGCTTGACCTCCTCCTTGGTCCACCGACGGAGAATCGTGACCGACCCGCCCATGTCGAGCGCCTTGTCGACCGAGTCCGCGGCGGCGGGGATCACGACGACGTCGGTGTCCGGCACCACCTCGACGCAGGGGCCGAACTCGATCGTCACCTCGTTCCTGACGTCGGGCGTCCCCTCCTCGACCTCGTCCGGCACGGGCATGCCGTCGACCTCGGTCTGAGTGATTACCCGGGACGTCGTGAACTTCTTCCGGTCCTCCCACGACACGTAGAGGTTCCAGTGCCCCTCGACGTCGCCGTTGATCATGAGGGCCGGCGCCACCGCGGAGCGCAGCTTCGTCATGTCGACGTAGTGCTCGATCAGCGCCATCATGTGCTGCGGATCGGCGGCGTCCGAGGTGACCACCTCGACGCAGCGCCCGGACTGCGGGAAGATCTGGTTCACGAACCGGGTCTTCCGCGCCTCGATCGCATCGGCCACGATCGGCACGTAGATCTGCGAATTGCCTGAGTAGAACTGATTGTCGTTCAGGACGCAGTCGTAGATATCCCAGTAATCGAGGATGTCGTTGACCCGGTCGTCGGACTTCTCGAAGGCTTTCTCGACCTTGTCGAACACCTCCTGGAGATGCTCCAGGATCTTCTTGTCGGTCGACAGCTCCTTGTCGCGCTCCGGAAACTCGTCCTCGCCGGCCATCAACCGCCCGTCGAAGAGGCAGTCGTGATCGGCGCGCTGAGCGCGGTCGGCGCCACGTCGAAGGCCGTAAGCACGTAGGCCGTGCGCGACACGGACCCGGTCGTCTGCCACGGCCCCTGCGCGATCGCCCACCCGGCGCTCGTGAGAGCGGCCAGCTCGTCGCTCGTCAGATTTTCCTTGTAGATGGTGCTCATCGGATCCTCCGCGGTAGTGCCGTCACGTAGCGCCGCCCATCGGCGGATGTCCCGTATCGGAGGTCCTCGCGACCACTGTCGACCTGCACGCGCAGGCTTGTGACGAAAGCCTCGAGACCTTCCAACGCCACCCGGTATACACCCGTCTCCGGCTCCGCGGCAAGGCGCCCGGCCGTATCGACCTTGCGGGAGAACCCTCCGGCGAACCCGTTGAGGGTGGTCCGCGCCCGCGACGACACCAGCACCGCCGGCAGCCCGCGATTCCGCACCCGGAAGAGAGACGCCAGATACTCCCGCCCGTCCTCGACCTTGCCGCCGGGGCGGACGTGGACGCCGAGCCGCGCCGCCGCCTGGACGAGCCCGTGATTGTGGTACCGATCGAAGTGAGCGATCCCGGCGACGAGCGCCAGCGGCGCCGCCGAGAACGCCGCGGCCGATCGCAAGATATCCTTGAGGGCGTCCTGCGGATGCCCGGCCAATGCCCAGTCGGCGAGGACGTGAAGCGCCCCGCTGTAGAACTGCGCGAGCACGCCGGTCGTATAGGCTCCGTCGGCCCCGAGCGCCAGGTACACAGGCTCCCGCGGCAGCGGGGCGCCGTCGTCGGCGCGCACGCACTCGGGCGAGAA